AATTTCGAAAAGTAAACTTATCATGGCTTTTCCCCCAACTAATTAGGAGTCTCTAAGTGGGAAAAAAGTCTGTAAGAAAATCTAAAAATAATACTAATACAAGATTAATAGGAATTGACAGCAGAAATAGAAACTTAAAAGAAATACTACCAATGACACCAACGCAATCGGAAGTATTCGATGCGTTTGCAGATGGAGACCACTTATTTCTTCATGGAGTTGCTGGTACAGGAAAAACATTTATATCACTATATCTTGCATTAGAAGAAATAATGCATCCGGACTCTACTTTCAGAGAAATACAAATAATTAGGAGCGTAGTACCGACTAGAGATGTTGGATTTTTGCCTGGCTCTGAGAAACAAAAAATAGAGGTTTTCGAATCCCCCTATAAAACCATTGTCAATGAATTGTTTCGCAATGGTACAGCATACGAAAGTTTGCGAAAAACCAATCTCATAAATTTTAATTCAACATCATTCATAAGAGGTAGAACTTTTTATGACAGTATTATCATTGTCGATGAATGTCAGAATATGAATTTTCACGAATTAGATTCTGTCATTACAAGATTAGGAGATAATTGCCTGTTGTTATTTTGCGGAGATTTTAGACAATCAGACTTTAGGGCTAACGATGAAAAAAACGGTATCAAGAATTTTATGAAAATTATTAAGAATATGAAACAGTTTTCTTTTATAGAATTTACAGAGGCTGATATTGTAAGAAGTTCATTGGTGAAATCTTATATCATCAATAAACTGGAATTGGGTATCGTTTAAAATACTATTGACAATATGACATCCATGTGATATAATGATTCTAACAAATTGGAGCTATTATGTTTAATCACATGGATGTTGATTTACCAACACACACGCTAAATAGAATTACTGAAAATAATAAGAGATTTTATCTTACACCTGACGGCGGTAAGTATCCTTCTATAACAACAGTCTTAGGTTGGTTCTCTGCAAAGGGAATTATGGAATGGAGAAAACGTGTCGGTGCGGAGACTGCCAATAAAATCACGACTCAAGCTTCTAGGAGTGGAACCAGTGTCCATCAGATGGCAGAAGATCACCTAAATAATAAAGAATGGAAAACGAAAAAGACTATGCCATATGACATAGAATCTTTTTTGAAGATTAAACCGACTCTTGATGAACGTGTGAACAATATCTATGCACAAGAGAAACCTTTGTATTCTGATCATTTGGGCCTTGCGGGCACGGTTGACTGCGTTGCTGATTTTGATGGTAAATTATCTATTATTGATTTCAAAACTTCGCGTCAAAGTATGATTGGTGATAAATATGGTAAGTTGGAAAAATATTTTCGCCAGGCATCTGGATATGCAGTTATGTTTGAAGAGCGTTATAAATTTCCTATAAATAGTCTTGTAATTATTGCCGCAGTAGCGGGTAAGTCTGAACCAGAAGTGTTTACCTCGAAAAGAGATACGCATATCGGCGGACTTATTGATATGGTGAAAGAATATAAACAACATCATAATCAACTATAGGAAAAAACGATGAGGACTGAAAAATTTGTAACCGAAAATATTAAGATAGGAATATCTGATTATCTTGCTATGAGTATAGACAATGGTCGATTATATTTTCATAACTTAAAAGTTCATAACGATATTCCAGATTGGATAGAATCATCCGATAGAGAACTTTCTGTTGAGTTTGGATATGTTGAAAACTTTTTAGTGCCGTCAGGCCAAGGTATCGAAATTGATATGGATAATTTAGATCCATCTGGAAATTATTTAGTAGAAATTTTGAATACAGGATCTCCTAAAAATTATCCAGATTTTTTAATGGAAAATTTTTCTGGAAAATTCCCATTTCAAAATAAAACATTGGGGGATATTTTAGTCACTTTAAAAATTACACCGGAAAGTGGAAGTTCTTCATCAAATAGTAGATATAATTTGAAAATAAATGCTTTAAATTATTGGCCAAATTTTAAAAAATCTTGTGATTTTTACTCACAAATACAAGAAGCAAGAGTCAGTAAATATCCGGTTTCTGGAAAATTGGGTCCATTTGCTGTTTGGGATATTTTCAGACATAATAATGTCAGACTAGATATTTCGGTTGGTGCTAATGGCAACCAAATGAAGATGCACAAAAAAATAATTTATAATGTTGAAGATAAGATACTTCATATTTTTCCAAAACATTTTAACTCATCTAGAATAGATGCGATTGATATTGCTGTAACAATAACGATACAAGACCCAGACGGAATATTTTCTATAGCAACCAAAGGCGATATTCCAAGTGACGTAGATTATGAAGATCTTTACGGTGGATATCTTGAATCTTATCAACCTATTATATCAAAACTTGTAGAAGATGAAAAGGAATATTTTGATTTACAAAACGAATATTTGAGTATCGACGCTGACAGACATGAAACAACAATCGTTCATATGGATTCTACAGCCAAAAAGATATATTTAGAGAAAGAATCATTTAATAGAAAAATAGGAAACGGACAACCTGTTCCCATATTACAAGGTACTTCAAATTATATTTCAGACAACAATGGTCGAAAATTTGAAAATTTGGATATTGATGGTACAGTCAATACTCCAAATGAAGGTTACTAAGAACATACACACACATTACACTATCAACTTAAAAAAAGAAAGGAGTTATAATGGAACTTATTACTAAAGTTAAATCATGGGCCGCCGCACTCGCAGAGGTCGGCGTCAGTCTAATTGGATTAGGAATTGTCCTTGAAATCCTGTTCGGTGGAATGAATATTCCATTCTGGCCAGAAGTAAACGTGACTGCAAACATTCTAGGACTGTTGAGTAATTTCAGCGATCAAGGTCTAGTTGGTTTAGTTGCGCTTGCAGTACTGTGGGCTATCTGGAATAGAAAATGATTTCTACAGTAAGTGATTGGGTAAAAAGTAGATTAAAAGAACGCACATCTCACGATGGCATTATTTTAATTGTGTTAGGTGTGCTAATTTTAATTGGGACCCCTTTTGTAAAACTTGGTGCATGGATCGCCATTGGATGGGGTGCATGGACAATCTGGTCCAAAGACTGAAAAAGTCTTGACAAAACTTGCGCTATAGCGTATAATTGTATTATATACGCTATAGCGTTATTTAAGGAGTGAAAATGCTAAAACTAAAAAGTTCAAAAGAATTTTGTGATGAAATTGAAAAAACCGTAACAGATATGGGTATGAGTTATATCGAAACAATTACCCATTATTGTGAAGAAAACACTTTAGAAATTGAAAATATAACACCACTGCTCAGTTCATTCATAAAAGAAAAAATTCAATACGAGGCTGAGGGGCTAAATTTAGTAAGGAAGTCCACTGAAAAGCTACCTCTATGATTCATATGTCCAGTAAAAAAATTGATGATTTTGAAGCATTTAAAATTTTTCTTGCCATGAAATCTCATTTTAATAATGAATATAATTATGTAGAATATGACGGCGCATTTAAGGCAAAAAGAGAGTCATACTCTAAAAGAAAAGATAGATATACTTTCGTTCAGTTATCAAAAAAATTTGGTAAAAAGGAACTGGAAGAATTTTTCCTTTCACTGTTTTTGAATGTTACTGAAAAAGGAAACATTGCTGTCTCCGGCACTAATAATATGTGGACAGGTAATTTGCTTGATAAAGAAGCGACCGACACATATAAAAATTGGAAAAAGAGGTTGCAGAGTTTGCAATATAATTTTATCAATGATTGCGAAACAATTTTTGATAGAGGATTAGAAGAAGAACTAGAATTTAACCAGATTTTCAAATCTGTAAATGGGAATTACCCGCTTATAATAAGACTTGAAAAAATGGGAGATATTTGTGTCGAAACTGTAGTGGTTTTTGACATGATATTTGACTTTATAAATAATGTGCGGATCGCAGATACGACTTATTGGCCCGTGTATAAAAAGAAAGTCAAAGACTACACACCATTTTTAGAGGTGGATGTGCCACGTTATGTTGGAGTTATGAAAACTCTTTTGATTGAAGATTATTATGATAATTATGGTCAATATCTATTGACAGACCGTGGATAAAATGATATACTAATAATATAAACCGAATACAAAATACAAAACGAATATAACGCATATAAGGAGGACAATATATGTCTTTTGCAGCACTAAAGAAGAATCGTTCCGATTTCAGTCGTCTGGCTCAGGAATTAGAAAAAACAAACTCCCCTCAACAAAATTCATCGTCACAAGACGATCGCATTTGGAAACCTACTATTGATAAAACTGGCAACAGTTATGCAGTAATTCGTTTTCTACCTCCATGCGATGGCGAAGAATTGCCGTGGGTACGAATCTTTAATCACGGATTCAAAGGCCCCGGCGGATGGTTGATTGATAACTGTCCTACCACAATCGGGCTACCATGCCCTGTCTGTGAGAGTAACACAGAACTTTGGGGTACTGGTTCGCAAGATAATCAAAATCTTGCTAGGGATCGTAAACGGAAATTGAAACATATGTCAAACATTTATGTTATTAAAGATCCGGGCAATCCAGACAATGAGGGTAAAGTATTTCTTTATTCTTATGGTAAGAAAATCTTTGACAAACTCAATGATTTGATGCGTCCACAGTTTGAGGACGAGACACCAGTAAATCCTTTTGATTTCTGGGGTGGCGCAAACTTCAAGTTGAAGTATCGTACTGTAGACGGATATGGTAATTATGATAAGTCAGAATTTGACAGTCCAGCGGCACTAATGGAAGATGATTCTAAAATGGAATCAATCTATAAACAGTGTCATTCTCTCGAAGAGTTTGTCGCGCCTTCGGCATTTAAGACTTACGATCAACTCAAGGATCGTTTGGATAAAGTGTTGGGTGTAACATCTCCGGTGGGTACGGCAGAGACTCGTGACATGTATGAAGATAATTCTTCGTCACAAGAGTCTATGTTTACTAAACCGACTTTCAAAGAGAGTCCTACACCAGAATTGAAATCGGTATCTAATGACGATGATGATGACGATTCAATCTCTTATTTTGAGAGACTCGCCAACGAAAGTTGATCGTTTCAAAATATGAAACGTAAAATGAAACGAAGGACGCCCTTGGGGCGTCCTTTTTCAATTCTACTACCGAGTTATGCAAAAAACGCATACCGACAATGACAGGAAAACAGGGTGTTTTTTGGACATTTCTCACTAAATAAAAGTGTATGATACACACACATATTCGAAAGGAAACCGCATGTTGCAAGTATTTATCGACCTTTATCGGGATTGGTCAACCCGTCAAGAAGCCCGCCGTGCTCGCCGTATAACTATTAACGAACTTAGTAGGTTGTCAAATCACGATCTGAAAGATATCGGATTGAGTCGTTGTGATATTAGTCGTATCGGACAAGAACATTATGACAACATTTTGTTAGACATGGCCCGCAAGACACAATTCGGCGCATCGCCAGTTCGTCATCCTAATCACAATACCAATTTAAGAGGTTGGGTATAATGACACAAACTTATATGGAAACAGTCGGAGAAACGCCCGCATTTAAAACCAATATCTTTTCGAAATTCTGGAAGGGGTTTGAAAGATTCTTTCTTGCAGTGGGGTATGCCCGCGCAGCTGCAGAATTGGCACGACAAGGATATTATGCCGAGTCGAAAAAACTTATGATGGAATTGACTGAAATTAGAGAAAACAGTTAATATGACATTCCCATTCCCAGACCCATTCTTGCTCTTGCAGCTGTTGGGTCTGGATTTCTTACGCCACCATTGTCAACTCTTTTAACATTTTGTGTATTGTTAGTCACTGATGTATTACTAGTGTTATTGTTTCCCACAACATTGTTATTAGAATTTTTATTTCCTTGATTTAATGCTGAAGATTTTAAGGTTTCTCCCGCAGCGACTTTGTTATTTACTGCTGTATCACTAGCACTAACATTTTGTGATGGCATAGATTGCATAACTTCTTGTCTGGCAGTTTCTTCTTCTGGGGATAACACAAATCTTTCTGGATGATCTCTTTTCGCTTTCATCACTATTTTCTTTTGAAGTTTTCTGCCGATAGATCTTTTAACGGAACCAGATTTTATGCCATCTTCTAATTCTTGATGCGTCATTTCTTTGCCGAGATATTTTTCAGTAATACCTTCTGTTTTTTCGGCCATTGAACTTGTTTTACCGTTAAATCCCATTCCAAGAGCACTAGATTTGTTCAATTCTTCTGGCGACATTTCTACTTTTCCAAGATTTTCTGGTACTTTTTTTAGAGTACCATCATCATTATGGGTTTCTCCATACATCTTATCCCATTTTCTTTGCGCCACATCACCACCAAAGAAATTTTTATCGGGCCTTGGCTCGACACTTCCTTCTTCTGACATTTCGCTTGCGGATTCTACTTTTGGTTTTATAACAGTCATATTTAATTTGTCAAATTCTTCTTGCAATTCTTTAATTTTTTGTTCGTCTTCTTCTATTCCTTTGTGCTCTCTTCCAAAATAAACATTTTCCCCAGATTTAGATCTGGCCATTCTATCTCCTGCCTCCATCATTTCATTTTGAATTTCAACCAATCTTTTATCATTTTTTAACTTTTTCTCATTGATAACTTCTTGTTCTGTTTTTGCTTCAGCACTAAATCCTGATGCCTCTGCTCCCATTCCACCAAGTTTTTCGCCCCCCATGTAACCTAAAGCTCCACCGATCAACCCTCCTGCTACACTTGACAATCCGAAAGTAAAGGGTGTTAAGGGAGCTCCAATCATTGCTCCTGCGGCCGCCCCAGCCATTGCGCCGCCTGTACCGCCTGCAAGTTTTGCCCCTGCATTTACTTTTTGATCTTCGTTCATCTCATCGTCCATTAATATAGAACCTGCTTCCATCGCTCCCAAGGCTACGGTCAACGGAACAGCGGCCCTACCAACAAATCTTCCTGCTGTTTTCAATCCGCCCATCATACTTTTTCCCGCCCCAGCTGGTTTTGTCACTTCTGGTACATTATCGGGTATTAGACTTGTAAATCTTCCATCAGATCCTCTGCCAACAGTAGCTCCAGCTGGCACAGTCGCCGATCGAAATGGCATTTTTTCTGAAACCGCATCTTTGAATCTGGAAAACATACCCGGCTTGGGGTTTGTTTTTGGTGTGCTGACGTTTGTTTTTTCTACACCACCGTCGCCTAAACCAATCATACCTAAACCACTTGAAATTATATTTTTCCCGAATTGACCAATTCTTGCGAGTTTTCCTTTTGGTTTTCCTTTTGTCTTTTCACTTGATTTCTGATTTTTGGAATCTGAATCATTTCCGCCTCCAAACACATCTAACGCTGTATCAAGGCCTTTCTTGCCCAAATACGCCTGTAACGCAGTATCGAGAAGATCTGACATTCCACCAATTCCACCACTACTATTAGAATTTCCGGTCTCTATATTGCTGGTAGCTTTAATTTGATTTTGAGACAATCTTTCCATTTTCTTTTGGTGTCTTTTTAATTCTCTTTGATTTTCTATATCTAAAGAACTAGGATCATCTTTTATCAAAATATCTATTTTTTCATTTAGAGTTTTTAGATAGTCGGGACTGCCATGAAGTCTGCTATCTATATCTGCCAATAGGTTTATGATCTCATGTCGTTGAGTTGATGCGCCAACGTCTGTACCGGTCTCACCAACGCTCCTACTGTTGTCCCTATCACTATTATTTTCGTTGTTGGATGAAGGAGAAGGACTATCGGTAGATTGATCTAAACCAAATTTGGACTGTAAACTTTCTATATTTTTTCTATCTTCTTCTTGTAAATCTGCCTCTTGTTTTGCTGCAAATGCTCTTTGAATTATTACATTTTTTTCTTCATTTAATTGATCTAATGAGAGTGAGTCGATTTCTTCTTGTGTTTTCCCAGATGCTGCAGCTACAGAAGCGTTGTCCATTTGAGATCTCAAAAGAGAAAATTCTCTTTCTTGCTGTTCTGCCTCTTGGGCGATTTTGTCTGCACGTTCTTTTTGTGCTTCTTTTGCCGCTTTTCTATTTTCTTTAAATTGTTGAAATCTATCTCCAACAAAACTAGCCCCAAAAGATAATATCGGACTACCTGACAGGGCCCCACCTATCATACCACCAATGCTGTCGATGCTTGTTTCTACTGTGTTGGCTGTTAGTTCTCCGATGGATTTTTTAAATGTTACATTCTCGCCGATACTAGCTTGAGATGTTTCTAGGACTCTCTGCAACATTCTCTTTTCTTCAGAATTTACGCCTTCTAGGGATGCCAGTCCTCTTTGCATTTCTTCTATTTGTTTTTTAGTAGCTTTGAATTCTGATAATGAAGTGCCCTGTTGTGCTTCAAATATTTTGGCAATTTCATCTAGACCTTGTCTAGCA